TCTTCCACCATCAATTCAAATACAGAGTTCAGATGCAAATTCGCATCTGCCTAGTTTTATTGCATATTTCTATGCAGATTGTCTAGGAACAAAGCGCACCTTTGCCAACACAATACCATGGCGTGCTTCAATATCGCCACAAACAATAACTGGCTTATCACGAATTTCTGGTCTATATAGGCACTCTACAGATGCGTAATAATTATTAAGGTCTACGTGTAAAATTGTACGACTCACTATAATATCACCTTACCCTTTACGAACATCCGTTCTGTTCATTATAGAGTTAAGGTACTCAAAAAGCAAGTAGCAGTTGTTGGCAAATAAAAATAGCCTGCTCCGCTGGATAACCAGTGATGCAGGCTAATAGCATTTTTTATTAGAATATCTACTATTCTTTATAAAAATCGTCTAAGTCTACTACGACATTATATGCAATGTTATTTAAAATTTCTTGATGCTCATCAAATTGTTCTTTTGTATTTGTTTCCTCAGGCAAGTTTGCAAACTTGCCCTTATTGTCTTCCACCGACTTAGACATTATTCTATCAAACTTTATTCTAGATGGCTCACTTAATTGATCATATTTGCTACATATTTCTTCATCAACATGATCATCCCAATCGTCTCCTGCAATCTCTCTTGCTCGGTAAATATCAAAAAGTTCACGTCCGCTAAAAACTTTTTCAGCTTTACATATACTCATTCAACTTAACTCCTTTCAATATCAACTTAATATATATATTATCACTCATCCTAGTTTCTAAACAAATAAAAAAACCACTACCAAGTCATAATGACCTGATAGTGGCTTTTGTGTTGATAACTTTTATTTTATTCTGCGCCCGGCAGGTGACGTTTTAAGGCTATAAAAATCAATTAGAAAAAGGGCACCTAAGAGCTAACTGCAAGTTCAAAGAGCGAACGCGAATGGCAAAAATATCTGCACTAAGGATTGTTGAGTTGAGAGCAAAAAGCGTCAACTCCTAAGTGCGTATACCGTAAAATCTTTTTGTTAGGGTATCTTTCTTAGTATGGCAGGGGAATAATGTAATTTATGGAATTCTATATAATAATAAAATAAACTTTTCAGTAAACATCAAATAATAAAAAGGTTGTGTTGTAATGAAAAGTACAATAATGTCCATTGTGATGTTCTTCTTACTAATACCAAGTGGCTTTGCGGCTCCACCTAGTATTGATAATTTTCCTACTGCTAAATCAACAATAGGAATTTTTATGGAGGCTCCTGTAACATTCGTTAATAACGAAATGGTTAGAAAAACAGTCCCTGAAAAAGCAAAAAGTTTATTTCCAGCGGCTAGTTTCAATGTTCTACCCTTCGACATAACATCAATGGAATTAAGGACATATAAAGAAGATCATCGAATGAATATTACCCCGCAATATTCCCAGCCGGTAAATAGGCAAGATATACAAACAATCTCTAAAAATCTTAATTGCGACTATGCTTTATTTATAATAATCACTAATGAAGCTCCAAGAGTTGGCGCTGGATTATTTTCGATCACATTTAGGACAACCGTAACGTGTGATGTAAGGCTATTAGATATTAATACAGGTAAATACCTTACTAGCAAGCAAATAATTAAAGACGGGTCAAGCACGGCTATATATATGGGGGTCCCATCGTTTGATAGGGCATATAGAGATGCACTAGGTAAAGCGTTAGACGAATTGACTATTGATACATCAGTGATGGTAAAATCAGTGGAATAATAAAAAGGAGTGTTTCGTGTGAAGAAAATATTCATAGTTATTTGTTTGTTATTTTCCCCTATAGTGGCACATGCAGAGGATGTTTATTGTGGCGATTATAATGGCAAACCGGCATATGTCGATATAGATAGCATTGAAAAAGATTCACATAGGACTGGTGTGTGGGAGATAACCAATTACGGTATTTACCCCCAGTTCAGCGACTCATATTCCGCTAACATTAATGCTGATGGCTTATGGTACAAAGTTAATTTTAGTATACAAAGACAGGCCTCATATTCCGTATGGATATTAGATAAAAATAAAAAAAATTTACATACACCAATCAATACAATAAAGTTTGACTTCGCTTTTCAAACGGTACAAGAATATTATCCGGAGGCTAACCGTAGGAGCGAGGCAATTGCAAAGAAAAAGTTAGAAGAAGCGGATATAAAAGCAATTGAAAATGCAAAAATACATAATAATGCACTCGAAGAAGGAATAAATTTGGATGACCCAAAATATAAAACGGGCTATGTTACCCTCCCTTATAAATATCAAACTAAACTTGAATTGAACGCATCATTGACGAATGCAATAATGAAATATACTATGGCTTATAATATTGCACCTGCTCCAAAAAACATTACACCTGAGTTGCGTTCATTGGCACTTGAAGTAAAAAGTATATGTGAATTTTTCACTAAGGAAGAATTAATCAAATATGCTGGCAGTGATATAGAAATGCAAAAAGCATTACTCTCATTCAAATAGTTATTCAATATTTGCAGGGTAGGAAAACATTTTTATAGATAAAAAAGAGCATCTCAAGATAAGTAATTTCTTATCTGGGATGCTCTTAATTTACTTTATCCTAACACTGGCTCAAATCCCCTTGCGCGAGTTCTAAAATGTTTTGCAATTTTATCACCGCCACCAGATTTTAACCAACCATCTACGCTCTTACCATCCCATGCCTGGATAGTAAAGTTATTATTTATTACAGGTTGTTGTTGATCATGATTTTGATTTCCTGTTTTACTAATATTGTTGCCGCTACTGGCTACGAAATTGTGGTTACTTTCTATAGTTGATAAACTTGGACCAGTAACAAGGCCACCAGTAGCAAACCCGGGAAGCTTACCAGTATTTAATATTTCCAATGTTCCAAGACCTAACGATCTGGCGGCATTGGCATTTAAAACATATTCGCCATTACTGAGCCATGCTGGAATACTATCAGACGTTCCTGACCCCGATCCCCACACAGCCCCACCAGTGGAAAAACCTTTCGCTATTCCTGTACCTACTACCGCCGTTGCCGCCATGCCTAACATTGCCGGCACTGCGTTAGCACCTGCGCTTGCTAAACTCCGAAGAACAGCGGCTGGTGCCCAGGCGGCCGCACTTGCGGCGGCGTTCGCTTTATCTTTTGAAGCATCTTGTTTGCCGAACAAAGATGTAAGAATTTGCCCTGCAATCCATTGAGCCACAAAATCGGCAACAACTTTTGCCATTGTTTGCCCTAAAGTCTGAAAAGCACTGCCTATACTATTAACATCCATAAGAATACTAGAAAATGCCGTACCTAATCCGGTTAATGCAGTACTATATAAATCAGCCATTAATTGTGCAGTCGTTGCGTGTGCTTGTCTGTATGCTTGCTGATATGTGTCCATCATAGCTTGTTGTGCTGTGTAATTATTTAATCGTACAGCATTTTCAGCTGTTAAAGCCTCCTGTAATGCTCCCATGCTATTAGATGTATAGGCCGCATCAATACTAGCCTGTATATCTTTACAAGATGAATAAGCATTAACAATATCAGTTGCTAATTTGTCATTAATAGCCTTAGTCTTTATTGCCGTATCTTGTGCCAAATTTATCTGAGTATTAGACATATCGGCAGAACCAGCAATAACACTAGCTGCTAGTTCAGCAGCATCAATTTTCATACCATCCTTAGTGACGGTAAATTGTTTACCGTTTGCTATCCACGCTTCAATGGATTGCAATTTCATTTCGTTAGTTTTGGAAGTGAAGTCCTGCTCCATATCCCGGGCCGATTCTTTTATGTCATTAATTTTACCAATTGCATCAGATTCTAGGTTGAATTTTAATTTACTACTGCCAGTTGTGTTTACTTCCGCCAGTTGATCATTTAGGGATTTCGCATCGGATAACGCTTTATCCCATATATTATTTGAGTCTTTTTGCTGATCTTCCATAATTTTTTTATGTTTTGCGGCATATATTTGGTCAAGCCTCATAAGGTCATTGGTGTAGTTTTCATTAGCTGAAGCTGATTTATTAAGATCTTCAAGCTCTTTACTATACCAATTATCTAACGCATCAACTTGCGTACCTGTTAGGCTTATCCATTCATCCTTTATAGAGTCAGAAGTAGCTTTTGCTGTTTTTTGCAAATCCTCAAAAGCTTTTGCCGCATCATCAATTGCATTAGATCCGCCACCGCCACTACCGCCGCTAATTTCAGGCATTGTAAAAGGTGTTACGGGTGGAGGAACAGGTTTTGCATTTCTCTTAGACCAATAATCAGATGGTAAGTCGTTGGTATCTTCACCACGTTTAAAATCAGCCATACCATTAACTATGTTCATTTGTTGTAATGCATAAGATGCGGCATTGCCAACATCTATATAGCCGGCTGTTAATCCATTTGCTGAATTTCTTGCTACATTCATTTGTCCTGCGCCGTCATATATTGCATTATTCATTGCCGTTGTTTCTGCACCAGCTTTAGTTGATTGATAAGCTAATACGCCTAACAATGTCGTAATAGCCGCGCCAGCTATCATATATGGACCTAATGATGCAGTTACCGCCCATATTGCCAATCTCGTTTCATAAAGTGCAGGAACCATTCTACCTATTAATGCTCCAGACACTGCCAGTATAGATAATTCAACACTGGCAGGGACCATCTCAATCATAGCTTTACCAATGCCTAGCTGTCTTGTTTGTGCGCTAAATTCTTCTAATGTCGCTAATGCGCTAGTAGTTACTTCTTTTAAATCAAAAGCAACTACTATATCTTCACCAACTTTACGCATTGTTGCGGAAACTTTATCTTGAATATTAGACATTAACCCTGTTATGGTTTGACTTTGTTTTTCCATCATTCCGCCGTATTTAGTGCTCATGCCTGCCAACATTCCAGAAATCGCGGAATTAGTATCAATTGCCTTATTTTCAGCTAGTTTCATAGCTGTCGGTATATCGGTACCAATCGCTTCAGCTAATAAAGCCCAGCTCGGTAATCCCGCTTCCGCTAATTGCCCCATTTCTTCTGCTGATACCATGCCTTTTGCTTTCATCTGAGAAAAAGCTAATATAACTCGATCTAATGTTTGAGATGTTCCACCGACTGCCGCTACTGCATCACCCAAATTAGTTAACGTTGGTATTATTTCTTCTGCTGAATACCCCATAGCCAACATTCGCTTTGATCCGGCAATTAGACCATCAAAAGTAAATGGCGTGGCCTCGGCAAATGATTGCAAGCTTTGTAAAAAAGTATTAGCCGCTTGTGCTGATCCTAGCATTGTTTCAAAAGCTATTTTATTTTGCTCCATACTAGCGGCCATCTTTACACTTGCAACACCTACCGCACCCATACTAATCGCCAAAGCCCCCATTAATTGACCTGCCATATCTACAGTCGATGAACTAGCGGCCATTGCCTCTGGTCCGAACGCTCGGCGCATTTGACGACGAGCGTTTTCTAATTCGCGGCGTAGACCGCTAGAGTTCGCACCTATGCGAATCATGAGTTCTGCAACTGTCGCCATTTATTTTACCTCCATTTCGCGATATATCTCATCTACCATTTCAGATACACATATCCAATATATGGTCTTTTTTTTAGTAAGTCCAAGACTTTTAAATCCTTGTGGCGTTTTTTTTATTCTTTCAAAAAACCTCATGATTTCCATAAAGGGGTATAAGCCTTTCTGCTTTATTTCAGCCAGTAATTTCTGCTTGATTTTTTCTTTATCCATTTCTTCCTCCTCGTAGATAATTTGAATGTAGCGGCGCGTTCTCCCGCCAACGTTGTTTTAACCACCTCCTTTATCTACTTTCTGCTAGCCAAAAACGCATCAAAACCATCATCAGGCAGCTGGTCTTGTTCAGTTTTATGTAATAAGTCTGTCAATTGCTTAATAATGCTGGAATAATTTTTAATCATGGAATTATATACCTCAACCTCTGATGATTTTTTAACACCATACTGATTAGCCCCATTTTGATACTTTTCAATTACGCCCTTCTCATTGATTTCATCCTGCAATTCCTGTAGTGTCACAGCCATAAAAGCGGCGTTCTCAATCAATGCTTTTACTGCATTTTTCAGTTTACTATCCATCTTTGTGAACATCGCTGAAATTCTATTTATTTCTGTTGCTATTTTGTTTTGTTTGGCTATATCCACTTAGTTCACCTCATTTTCTTATTTGGTAGACTACACCCCTCACACGAACAGCACGCGTATTATTTGATGCTCCACTACCGGTCCATAGGATATCGACTACCCCTGCATGACCTGGGGGCTATTGCCTACCTAACTGACGCCTCGATGTAATGCTCTGTAGTCATCCGCCTTTACATCTCTTCATCATCTTTGCTCACGGGCTCTACTGCCCTCACTGATTTCAGCCCTAATTCATTTAAGACCCTCAGCATCTGAGCATTAGTTTTATTTAACTCGCTGATGGAGTCATTTTTCTTAAAACCTTCTTGACCACCGCCATTGCTCCACTTTATAGATACACCCCTAGCTTTAATGTCTTTAATGAGTTTATTTTTAATCTCCCATAAAGACATATAATCATCAATCATGTCTAGGTAATAGCTGTTAAAAATACCATTACGCTCTAATTGATCGATAAGGTCTTCCTTAATATCTACCTCTTCTGCCATGCTACCACCCCCCTTCATGCGCGATATTTTAAATAAATCTAAACTGGAACTTCCCCTCCCGGTCCCTGGGTTTCCATAGGGAAAACGAAATATTTTACTGGGGGGAGTTTCCATTTACATTGATAATTAGCGCTCCCCTTAACTCTTATATAAATTATTTCCCCTCTGTTATTTCCAATAATCGCCCGTACTTAAATACATTAATAGCATTCACTATGGCAGTAACTCTGTCATTATCAACACATATATCCTGCATGCCCTCAGCTCCATCAGCACTCATGAAGACTGTGCCACTAGCACTGGTATACACTTCATAATCCCTAATATCTTCTTCCATTTCATCACCATGATCTTCTAGTAATAACTCTACTAATTCTTGATATAGTCCTTCGATTAGCGTTAGCTTTTTAACATTTACGGTAAAATTAGGGCATATAGCCTGTCCTCCATTATAAGTACCAATTATTACAACATCAGAATCATAACAACAGCTACCTTGTCTATTGTAAGAGCACTCATTAGCATGGCAAATATATGTCTTCTTGTTTTTCAAAATAAACACATCCCTTTAATTTATTTAATATTTAATATCAGCTTTAACTTACTAGCCCTTAATTTGCCAGTTCTAAGTTGTCCTCTATATACCCACGGCTGTGACCAATAGCTAACACAATGAAGATAACTATCCCTTTCCTTACAACTTTAGCTGATCTCATATTGCGATACCTTTTTGCAGAAATTCTCTTGCGTGATAAAATAAAACACTATGAATGAATGATCCACTATTTACTGATAGAGTGAAATTTAACCTTATGTCATAGCGAGCTTCAAAGGTTCTTAATGTTCCCATGTATGCCGATGGACTGTATTCACACCTATACTTTTTATTCTGTATGTCCTGCCAGGTAGCATCTTCTACTAATAAATATAGCTTTGAACCTTTAGACCTCAAGAACTCATTCTCGATCTGTGTTCTACCTGCGGTTAAATTTTGAGCTAATTCGTCCAAATTTGCTTTACGTTCAATATTAATATTATCTGATAGGTAAATATCTCTCATTACACCTAATTCAATGTTCTTAGGAATATAAGCAGTGTAATCGCCGTAATCTAATTTTTGCACCTTGAACGGCACACGCTTATCGGTAAAGTATTTCGTAATATGCTGGTTCTTCTGTTCTCTTGTATCAACTACCATCGTTAGACTCTTAAGTAATGCCTTACTTTCCGCATCTGTGTAAAAACTCCTCATACAATTTTAAAAGCTCCTTTTGTTTTATTTATCATTACTAACCCATCGACTTTCTTTTACTGTGAGATTTTTGCCAGTACCAATGTTTATTGATTGGATCCCACCAAAAACCAACATCCTTTAATTGATTTCTCATATCATAAGCACGGCCTCCTTTACTATTGGCAATTATAATTTCATCCCAAATAGTGCAATCAATATCCATATTAAGTAATAGATCAATAATTTCTTGTCTTCTCCAGACTGTTGTTTCTTGCTGGTACTCTGGTTGCTTATATCCATCGCCTTTATGGCTGGGCTTTGGTTTATTAAATGGATCATTCTTTAATGCTTCATATTCCAAATTTATAGTTGCCATTAACTCAGTACTACCACCTAAATCAGGATGATATTTTTTACTCAACAACCTATATTCTTTCTTAAGCTGATCCTTATCTAAATAATAGGTTTGCTTAAAGTACCTCGTTTTTCTTACCAATCAAATCACCTATTTTTTATTTATTTATCACCTTTTCTGTTCATTGATTTCTCATATCGTAAAACACCTTTACCACGTTTCACACATTTAGCCTATAAATCAGGATTCGTTTTTAATAAGTCATGTATCTCTGATTCGTAAATACTTAATATGTATCTTGTTAAATGAAGATTATATAATTTACTCACACGCCACCTCGCTTGTAGAGTCCTTTTTTGTAATTAAAAACCTAAATGATACGGGCTTTAGCCTAAATGATACGGACTTGATACGGATATTTTTGTATATGTGTATCAATGAACATCAGTATTTATAAGGGTTTATATCTACTTGATACGGAAGATACGGTTATTTACGACCCTTCCTTGTAGGTTTACTATATATACCCCATTCTCACTATATGAGAATATACTATTTATTCTTACCAACCTTCTAAGGTGTAAAAAAAGAGTGTATCTTCCGTATCAATACCCCTTGAATGTGCAGAGATGCTAGACTTTTTGGATACACATTGCTCAAATTTTCCGTATCCGATGTGTATCCTCCTATTAAAGTCCGTATCATATTGCCAGTCCAATACCACGCCATGTTCTAACTCCATGAGTGCTTTCATTAACAGATGGGCAAATTTCTTGTAGTTTACTATTAAACTTTTGGCGACTTAATGGATGAAAACTGCCATCAAGACAATACTTCTTATAAGCCTCATACATTTTTGCCTTTTCTGTATATGCCTGTTCTGCAATGTTGCAACAATCGGGTATAAATTGCCGGACTGTATCATTTTCAATCTGATACTTTTCAAGAGCTTTCTGAGTAGTTGCTGATTCAGTAAATTTTCGATTATAACAAAGCCTGGCATACCCTTCTAATGCGACATTTAGCAGTCCGGACATTTCTTCTGACGTGATTATCTTCTCTAATAAGTTTTCATCCCTTCGCGGATCGCCTGCAGGAAAACTAGCTGTAAAACTTAACACTGTCCATCTACGGAAAAAGCTATATGTATTATCCTTACTTCGCGGGATCTCATTTGCTGAAAACAATAATCTAGCGGTATTCTTAACTTGAAATGGGTTTTGACCTTTGCGCTCTACTGTAATTAAGTCACCAGTCACCAGCGCTTTAAATATTGCCGAATCATCTAATAATTTACTTGAAATATCTGGACAGATATTGATCAATTTTCCTGTCAGTTCAGCAGCTCTGAAGCGATTATCAGATAAATCCTGTAGAGATACTGACGATGAGTTTTTATGACCAATAAAATTGCCAATCAAATCAAGTAACACTGATTTACCATTTGCCCCTGCCCCTGTAAGCATAAAAGCTTTTTGAAATCGGAAATCAGGAAACAATAGGTGTCCAATAATCTCTAATATCAAATCTTGGCAATCAGGCGGTAACACCTCGGATAAAAACTTCCTAATAGCTGGGCAGTCTGCATTAGGATTATAAATAACAGGTACACGAATTGATGATAAATATTTAGGCGAATGAGGATGTAATGTTAATACCCCGGTATCGCGCCAATCTTGCATATCAATTACACCATTTGCGACATTCAGTATATTGGGGTTTCTATCAAGAATAGGATCAGCTTGATATAATTTTGTTTCTAAATACTTCACAACTTCAATACCCCTGGAGTCTCTATAGGCATCACCCAATATATTTTGTGTGATTTTTTTTATAAAGTGGCGGCCGTTAGGATGATATACTCCATCGCCATAAAGCAATAAATCTTGCCGATCATATAACAAATCGTTATCGGTTAGAATTTTTTCGGCTAACGGTGGAGGGACAAAGTTACCTTCGTCATTAAACCAATCATCTCTTATTTTAGTTTCCTTTGCCCTTTGCTGCTTACTGTCGATATCGTATACATTAGATAACTCCCATGGGTCCGTGCTTGCCACCAACTTAATCAATTGATCTATCTTATTGCCTAGCATCAACCAGTCCGTTACATCAGCCTTATTACCCATTCTAGGCTCATGATCTGCAAGATTAATCAACTTAACATTACAGCCATGCTTTACAAATGTATTGGCGGTATCATTTCCGTATTTCTTACCAGCTTCGTCATTGTCGATTAAAATGACTACGTTGTGGCCCTTAGGAAATATAGTAAGGTGTTGGGGCATCCATCTAGAAGTAGCGCCTCCGACCGTAGTTGATGAAAGAGCCAGCCTACATAATGATTCAGCATCCTTACACCCTTCAACTAGGAAGATTGTCTTATCGTCTACAATGGCCTTAATGATTAAAGGTAATTGATATACTGGATATTTCAATCCGTTCAAACCTTTGGTTCCTTTGGCTCGATCAACGCCAGCAATATTATAAGGGATAGCTATTTTCTCCCCAGTAGCATCTTTATGTATTTCTTTCCTAATGATTTCATTACCTAATTCATCTTGATAAAAATGTTCTCTAATCTTCTTAGCAGTCTTCCAATCAAAAGCCGACTTTTCTGTCTTAACCTCATTAGGAAGAACCTTTGCCGCCAAACGCTTAATGGCTTCTCTCTCGCCAATGCCTTCCATACCCATAATAAAATCTATAACACTCCCCTCAGGACACACAGAGCAGGAAAAGCAACTGAAGTTGTTCCCCTCGGCCCAAACGGTAAAACTAGCATTACTATCGTTATGGCCTGGGAATGGGCAGTGGATCTTTACCCCCTTACCCTTAATAGATGGTACATTAACACCATAATCAGAGTAGGCTTGTCTCAGTGAATATATTTGTTTAATTTGATCGCTTAATTGCATATCACATCACCGCACTAATTCGCATATCAGCGGGTTTTTCTTTTATAATTATTTCTAGTTCGTTAATCGTATAGTTCGCACAATCCACTAGTTGATGATGCTGCATCTTTTCAGCAAACCGCTTAATATCGTGTGCTGATTGTAATAGTAAATAAATATCCATTTTAGCGATCATTGTTCTTCACCAACTTCATATCACCAATTATGCGATCAATGGCTTCACGCGGTACTCTATCAGTAATGCCAAATATATTTTTTGTGTCTAATTTTTCTTCACGTCTATTAAATTTTCGTTGTTCGCGCTGTCGTTCATGTCTTTTTTCTGACATAACAAATACACTCCTTAGCGGGTCCCGTTCTGTAGAACACCCCGACTTCATAACTCTTTCTTCTGATTACTGTGGTGAATTTAAGAACTTATGTATAGCCCAATTAGGAATTAGATATCTTTTATCGCCCGCTTTAATAGTTTTTAAATTCCCTTGCCTGATCATTTTTTCTATTGTGGGCCTTGAAACTCCTAAGATTAAGCACGTTTCTGTAATATTGAAAACTAATTTCGTTAAATCTATTTCACGTTTTTTTACTGCTCTTGGCATTATTTATTCCTCCTTTGAATATTGAACTTATTCTTCTCATGATAATGATAAGTTTAAGGTGATAATTAAACGCTACTTAATAGCGTCTAACTTTTTCTTTGCTTGTTCTATTTCATAAAGCCATACAAGGGTTAAAAAATTTTTAAGTGGTTCGGCCATTTCATCATAAATTCGCGCCCATTCAGGTAGTGGCTCTCTGTCAGGCACTGGCATATCCTTAGTTTTTTCTCTCTCTTTTTCTAATTCAGCCATAAAATCAGCCCGTACCGGATCGATTATTCCTTTTTCTTCATCTTCCACAACTTTTTTTAACCCTGTTTTTAACATGTCCCAAACACGAATAGATTTTATTGTTGATGGATTAATTTTAGGAGGCTTATTATCGAAGAATTCGCGATTAATATATTTTGACCCATAGGAACCGTGCATCATGCTCCATGCAGCATAAGCTTGTTCAACTGTATTTTCAGGATAATCAGTCCAACGACCACCGCCACGCCCAAGCCCGCCACGCTGTGGTTTAGGTATTAGTTCTTGTTTTTCATACCTAGATAATGTTGGCCTAGATATTTCAACGCCCATTTTCTTTAATTGTTCTATTATTTCATCAGGTGTCAAAAGAGTTCACCGCCCTGTACTTATTGTTATCATGATAAGTATAACATATCGATTTTTAAAAAACAAGCCTTTCTGTATAAAATTTATCTATTTATAGTAAAAATTAACACCTGTGTATTATGGATTTATAAATGATTATAATACTCATTGGATTTTGTTAAAAACTACTAATTTCGAGACATAATAGTAATTATGTATATATTCATAGACACTCTTATGTTATAGTATTTATAAGGGTTCGCAGTACTTATATCAGGTTCCCCCATTCGAAATTAATGGAGGTTTTGATAAAATGGACATTTTTAGAGAAGAATTTAAGGCATATTTAGTTGAAAATGATAAGTCTAAAAATACGATAGATAGTTACCTTTCTGACTTAGAAAAGTTTACATATAATGAATTTACCACAGAGACAATAAGGCAATATGTGATAGATTTGCAAACGAAAGTTATAAAGAAACCCAATGCCAACAAAAGAAAGCCAGATGTTGAAAGTATAGGCTTAAAAACTTCTACCATTAATAGAAAGCTAGTGAGCCTCAAGCAATATATTAAATTTCTTGCCGAATGTAAGGATATTGTAATTAATCCCAAGGTACGCCAATTAAAACAACAGAAGATGAATTACCTAGAAAATCAATTAACCGAGAAAGATTTAAATAGTTTGATCTTATCAGCAGAGAAAAGCAATGACGAAAGAGCCAAAGCTATATTCTGCACATTAGCGTGGACCGGATTAAGAGTATCCGAAATGCTCCAGATTAAGACTACCGATATAAGTAAAGACCTTATAATAATTCGTGGGAAGGGGTCTAAGGAGCGTCCTGCCTTTAATACTAAAAAGTTGCAGGCGGTATTGAAAGGATACGCAAATACGAGAATAAATAGCTCAGATTTATTATTTACTGGTGTACGTGGGGCAATTAATCGGCAGACGGTCGATAAGGTAATTAAGCAACACGCAAGTTTTATCCAGTTGAAGAAAGAAAAAGCTCATGCACATAATTTTCGACATTATTTTTGTAAGATGGCACTGACTAAAGGGTTGAGTCTTAATACAGTAGCAGATCTCGTTGGTCATACTGATATAAACACTACTTCTATATATGCCAAGCAAACGAAAGAAGAATTATTGGCCGCTATTAATAGCTTATAAAATATATAGTCAGGGGGAAATTCCATGCAAACAGCTTTTCATGAATTAACAAATGAAACTAAAACATTGTTGTTTGAAATGAATACTATGTACCTTAAATGTGATAAAAATGATGCTAAAACATCTCGTGCTTTTTTAAATAAATATCATGACGAAATTCAAATTAATGCAGACCCAGTTAAAGGTAGGTTAGCTATATTGGAAGAGTTTGGCTATATAAAGAATCAATCAAATGGTGGCCTTCTTGCACCCACTCACAAAGGTTTACGATATAAAGAGGCTCGTTTGATTTACTGGAAACATAAGGCTGTCGGTCCCGCTACTGTTAGCGTAGTGGTATCTTTTGCCTATCAGTTTATTACAGACAACATTTCACATATAATAACTTCAATAAAAGGTTTATGGCTCCAATTTTTATAAGTGGGGCTAGCTTACAAGAGAGATTAATTTTAAATTCATGTTTTTTTGGGGTGTAATACGAGCGGAATTTTCCGTTGGTTTAAATATCACAATAATTCTTAATGTTTCTAATCCTGTAAAAAAAATAATTCCGTGCCAGCTGTCGTGGATGAAGAGCTGGGTAGTAGATAAGAATATAAAAAACCACCCATTTGGTTTAATAGCTAAATTAGGTGGTTTTTGCGTTTATCCAAATAAAACGGAAAGAGCTACTGGACACCATAACGGTATTCAGTAGCTTTTTTTATGTACCGCAAAGAGCTCTACATTTTTTTACTTTCTCGCGCCCTGGCCGCATCTCTTAGCTTGCGCTTCTTTTCCTTTAAAAACTCTATGTGAATTTTTAAATCATTATTTTTTTCTTCCAGTATTCTCGTTTCTTTTATTATTGTTTCTAAATCCCATTCGTTTTCATTACTACTCATTTTCCCTCCATACCGAGCTGGTAAGACCCCTTTATTATTTAGTTAACATCTCGTTCCAATCCTTCACCCCCAACTCTGCTGGCGGCAAATACATCTTGGTACCATGTTTAATTTTCATATCATTGGCAAAATTAATACCGGCCGGATCTTGATCGACACAACAACACACACTAGTCGTTGGTATGTTGTGTAGTTTTGCCATGTTTAAAAGCGTCTGCTCTTTGAGTCCAGCCATGCTCACCAATACCCGCCTGTCTAACTTATCGTAGTTCAGTGTGATAAAACTTAGTAGGTCCATACTGCTCTCAAACACAATCATCCGTTCATAATTAGCCCCTAGCGTAATATTAAATCCGTACCCTTCCTTTGACCCACTCGCTACACCTTTGAACGGTTTATGCCCTGTCCCTCTAACCTCAGCACCTACCACCTCACCATCGGTACCTGTCATTCTAAAAACTACATTCCCGTTCATGTCTTGATATATTAGATGCCGGTCGAAGCACATTTTTACAACTAACTGGCTTATTTTTCGTGTCTGTATTAAATAAGCCCACACCCTCTTAGCATCATTGCCCTTCTCAGGCATTACTAAAATTCTCGCGGCGGAATTTACCGCTGCCAAAGGAATAACCTGTCGGCTCTGCTCTCCAGTTAGCTCCTTGATGGCCTCCAAGAATGACATACCATAGAACTCTTGTACAAATGATAATGAATTTCCCTTAGTTCCCTGAGCATTCCAACAATACATGTTCCTTTGTATTTTTAAACTATCATGTACGGCGTGGCTGTAGCCTTTTCCGTCTCGCTTCAAGGGCTCTCCCTTGGAAATAAGATAGCTGGGCAGGTCCGCTTGCCTTGCTTGCTGAATTATTGATTGCTCTATACCCATTTTTCTTGTCTCCTTTCTAAAGACCGGTACCCGGCAGGGCAGGAAAAATAATATAATTTATCGTCAATCGGACTGTTATTCCTTTTTTTGGTGGTTTCTACTAATTGCTCTGATTAAAACACTGACACTGGAACATCATATCGGCACACTTGGAACACTACTGGAACACCCTCGCTGTTCCAGTAAATCCTAGTATCTACGAGGCTTGGAAGGACTTGGAACACTGGAACACCAAAATGTTCAACTTTTCTATTTCCCTACTACATACTACTATGTTTACTATTGCTAAGTCTTTTAAGAAAAAGAGTGTTCCAACTGTTCCAACAGCCTATAACTCCTTGTATAATCTATGTTTTCTTGGAACATCGACTGGAACACCTTGGAACGCCACTGTTCCAATCTTAAATATCAAATATTTTTTTGCCAACCACGTTTTTTGCCGTACCCTATTCCCATCTGTCGGGGATTTTTAAAGGCTGTCCAACCCTTGGATTGACTCATAATATCCCGTATTCGACCAGAGATTAAAGGAGTCAAATTTTCAATTTTACCGTGCAGGCATTCCTCCCAAATTGTATCAATACATATAAGATCCCGCTTGTTACTCCCATGTATTTTATCTTGATTTTCATCAATGTATTTTTGCCGTTCATAACTTTTCATTGTGTTCCAATTTGAATGCAACACAATTTCCAAATAATTCAGCACTTTATCAGTCCAGGCATCATGGATTACATATTGCTGTTGAATTAATTCTGCCATTTTTTCAATTTCTTTAGGTAAACGTAATGGTTCGCCTGATTCGTGTATTGTTTTAGCCTCTGCTAATATTTGGTCACGTTCGTTCGGAAGATCATCCCAAACATCCTTCGTGCTACCATCAAATATTTCAACAGGCCAATATCTACGATTACCTGTAATGTCTTTTAAAAATTGATCACTATTAGTTGTACCAACTACAACACACATTCTAGGTATATCCATAACGTTTTTACCATATGGTGCCCTATATCTATCTATTTGTGTGCTGAAAAATGACTTCAATCTTTCTGATTCTGTTTTTTTCATACTAGTTAGCTCGCCCATTTCACATAACCATTTTCCTCTATGAGATTCATATGTTTTGGCGGTATCATCTGAAATACGTATATCCTCGGTATACCAGTCACCACCTAAAATTTTAAAAAGTGTTGATTTCCCAAAACCCTGTGGTCCTTTTAAAATCAAACATTCATCGAATTTACAACCTGGCTGATATGCTCGGCGCACTAGAGCTGTTAGTGTTTTTCTCGTTACTGCTCGCGTGTATGGCGTATCCTCCGCACTCAGATAATCAATTAGTAATGTATCGACACGCGCTATTCCGTCCCATTGCAAGGTGTTTAAATAGTCCAGTAAAGGATTATGCTGTATCAACATACAAAATTCAGCAAAGGTATTGTCAATAATGGTAGTATTGGCTATTCCATATTGATTGTGAAAATAATTGTATAGTGATTTAAAATCACCATCGGACATGATTTTTTTATCTGCAGCACTGTACTCGTCATCCTTCTGGGACCATGGCAAACCTTTTGTTTTAAATGTGGCTGCCACTGTCATGTCATATGAAAACCTATCTTTAAGATTTGGATCGTTTTCCAAGATAATCAGTACATTGGAGGGAATTTTTAAAATTTTGCCCTCTTTATCGCGTATAAGGTTTTTCGTCCAATCTGCTTTATGTATAGGAGTTACTTTTTCGGCTAGTTCCATCTTCCCACCTCAATATTTGCCGTATAAACTCTGCCAATAATGCTATAATAAGTCATAATGATTTTCATAAACCTGTTATATCCACCATTACACTGGTGGATCTTTTTTTTTGCATTTAAGCGCCTTGCAAATAGTTTTTTATAGCCTCAGCTGGGATGATCCATCTCGCTCCAGCCCTAACACTTCTGATTTTCTTTGATTCTAGCAAACCCATGAGCGTGCACCGTGATATCTTTAGTATTTTCATTGTCTCTTTAACCGTGAAAACTTCCATTTTCATACCTCCTTGGTAATTATTTAATATTTTTATTACATGAATGGTATAGACAAAACCCTTTTGGGTATAATACAATACATACCATAAACGCAAATAGACTAATACCTTTAAAGGCATTATTGCTTTTTTGGGTATTGGTTGTATGGCAAGGGAATAAACCAAAAGAATACTGAAATGTTAGATAAAAAGTCAGCTGCACCCTGAGAAAGTTCGCTGGCTTTTTTTCTGTCTAATTTTAAATATCAACCCTGCACCCTGAGAAAGTTCAAGTTGATACTTAGGCTGCCATATAAATAATGACTAACAAGCCATATGAGTTCTTTAAATAGCATAGGCAAATTATAACATAAGGGTTTAACGATATGCAAAAAAGTATAATAGCATTTAAGATTATCTTTTAATGTCCATATTTGCTAGGTAGGGACTAGCATTCGCGCGGTTTAAGACAAGTCATTGTTTCTCAACAAGTTGGGAAACATACGCTGTTGCCGATTTTATGATTATCTTTCCTACCCTGCCCGTGCCTGGTTTCTTGTATAAAACACCAGGATGATATCTTACGTTTATTTGACCATAATTTGTTTAAAATAGCAGGAGACTGAGCCCCTGCTTATTTGCTACTTCTTCCCTGCCATAACATCAGCAATGTGTTTTTTTATCCATGCTGGCGGCTCGTCGTATTCAACGCCCTGGATTAAAAATGATACTTTGATTGGTGGTTTCGGCTTTTTAGCTATTAGACTCACCTCACTTATATTAACAACTATAAAAACATGGTAAATTAGCAATCCATTGATCATCAGCAGTCTTTAAAACTACAGTAAATGGCTCACTGGCCTCGATCACGACCGAGTAATCAGCACCGCGGTCAATTATTAAATCGTTCGGCTGCTCTGTCTCATTGCCACTAGTGGCTACGGCTTCCACAATAACACTATCATTAACTAGACCACCCCAGGCCCATGTATGATTACGCATTGCAGGCCACGTCCCTCATTGCGAGCATAATTACAAATTCAATAAATTGGGAAGGTGTCATTTGCAAATCATTTGCCCAAGAATCTATTTTATCCGTAAGGTCTGAATCTTGGATTGTTAGGACTAAATCAACCTTATTCATACTGCCACCTCTATTGAGTTATAATGATAAAGTCTAAATTCAGCCATGTGCGCTGGATCCACTAGAAAGACACCGTCTAAAAACATCCATTTTACTTCACCATCGAAGTCATACTTATAATATTTAGTCATATGTAACAACACTCCTCAAATTTATTTGCTTGGAGTCCTGCCAATATGTTAAAATCAAACATAAGGCAGGTTCTTTTAACCGGGTTCTTGCTTCTGGCCTGTTAGCTATTGACGTAGCTGCAGGTCTTTTATTATTTTGCCTTTTTAAGTTTTAATTCAGTTTCAAGCGTAAACTCTCCGTTCGAGTAGGACTTCATAAAAGCCTCAAGTACATCATTCATTTTTATCTTATTTCCAGTACATGTCTTTTTAAAATCAGTTTGAATATCTTCTTCGATAGTTGTGGTAAATGTTTTTCTCAATTAAGCACCTCCTTAAAACTTATAATATACTAAATTTATATGTTTGTCAAACATATTTTAAACATATAATATAAATATTTTATAGTATCTTTTTCACTGTTTTTTATGTCCCATAAGTAGAAACTTATAGGACGTAAATTATAAAAATATTTCGATTCAAATTGTCGATAATAGTAGAAATGTATCGTTACTTTAAAATAAGATCTATCCAATTTTGGACACATCCCCACCAGCCGGGGAAATTCTCGTGGTCGTTTTTCGGCTCAGTGGTAATACATGCACGTTTATTTTTCTTCCCAACAAGATGGGAAAACATTGCCACTAGTGGCTACGGTCGTCACTATGAAGTATCCCATCACCATTGTGGTGACCCCCTCGACATATAGTCGAACCCTTATAAATTCACAATGGAATTTTCCGTTTTGACAATTCTCCACAACTGGAGAATAAAGATCTGCTCAAAATTGAGCTAACCTAAACAATCCTTAGTGCAGAAACATCTTGCCACTTTTGGCAATATCTCGCGGTCGAATTTTCGGCTGCCAATTATTTCAACTCATAGCAAGCTTGTACAATATAAGGTATAATGTAAGAACGAAAATAAATATGGATCGGAGTTGTGGACGTTGGAAAAGATTCTTCAACAATTACTGAACGGGCAAAGTCGAATAGAAAAAAGACTTGAAAATATTGAAAATGATACATCAAACATCAAAGGACAGCTGGACGAGAATACGCAAATTATTAAAACATTAGTTCACAGAGCTGATAAGCTTGATGTAAAATATGATTGCCTGCTACACACCACAGCCACTAAAGACTTAATAGCAAACTTAGATAATAAATTTAATATATTGAACGACAGATTATTTCAGCAAGAAGCAAAAATATTATCATTAGTAAAATAAAAATAACCACTTACCTTGATGGGTAGGTGGTTATTTTATTGGGCAATCCAAAAATGGACTCTCCTACAGCGATTTAATTAACTGACCTTAACAATGTTCAGTTCAGGTCAAAATGACCATTGCGGGGCTCATGCACCATTACTAGGTATAATAACATCACCACTAACGCATAATACGAAATACCAAAATTTAGAGTTAGGTGATGATTATTATGGCAAAAGAAAAGAAACCTAGAAAAAAACCAACCTGTAATTTTCTTGGTTGGAAAATCGATGGTGTTCTACATAAAGAGCCGCCAGAATGGGTTAAAGAACACATAGCAGCTATATTTATAGAAGTTTTGTTAGATGGCCCCAAAGCAAGTGATAGTCAAAAATATAGAGATGATTGGGAGAAGAAGCAGAGTTGCGGACATAAGACTAAGGAGGCAGGTGATTATAATGGGTAATTTCCCAAATGTTAATAACGAAAGAAAACTAGCGGCACTTAGAATTTTAATGACAATTACTAAAAGGGTAATCGAGGAAGAAAGATTGTTAAAGCTCAAAGCAGACTAATATCTATACTCAGTAAACGTTTCCGTTAAGTAAATAAGTGAATAAGGAGCTGAATTCCTGATATGCCAGTACCGCAAGTTATCAAGATTGAGGAACTACCAGAAATGCTCACAGCCCAGCACATTGCAACTTATCTCGGTATTTCCAGGCGCAGAGTATATGAGTTATTTCAACTTAAACCTGCTTTCGGCGGCATACCGAATTTGGATATTGGTTTTTCCAAGAGAGTTGATAAGAAAGATTTTATCGCTTGGATCGAGGCGAAGAAAGCGGAAAAGGGTAGGTGATAACAATGAGCAATATCCCCAATGTCAGTAAGGCAAGACAAATGGGAGCACTTAGGATTTTAATGGCGGCCGCTAAAAGATTGATATTAAAAAAGCGAGAAGCAGAACAGCAAATATTTAAAGACAAGTAATAATCTTAAAAAAAGGTGCTAATATGAAGAAAAAGCAAAAGTGTGTTTTTCTGGGTTGGAGCTACAAAGGGGAAAAAGAAGTTCATCCTATCGAGGAAATGCCTGATGAAATTTTTTATGAACATTTTATAAAGCCAATCAATAAAATGTTAGGGATTAACTTAAAACTCAAACGGTAATAAAACCAAAGATTATGAGGTTCTCGGCATTAATGCCGAAAACCACCAAGGCGGCATCGCAACTTATTGCGATACTCACAGCCGAATCTCCGGCTTTCATAACTCTCTGTAACTGGGAAGACATCTCCTCATAACTAAGGACATCTCGCGGCTTGATTAGCAGTTGCCGAATTCCCCACCACTGGGGAACCATTGTCCCAAAAATTCGGCTGACCAAAATAAAGTATAGTGGATTTCCCCACTGTGCTCATTTTAAATTATTTTAATATCCCTTTTTCATGTAGTAGTTGCTTCACTAATGTGCTGAACGGCGTAATTGTATCATCGCAATGTTTTAATATAATTTCTTTTCTATATTTTATTTTTAAGAATAAATTCCCTGAGAGCATCATTATAAATCGTAGTTTTTAACCCTTTTTCTTTACCTGCAAACTTATCAATCTTTTTTGCAATATCATTCTCAATATATACGGTCTGCCTGGTATAACGATCTTCAAATTTTTTCTTTTTTACGTATACGTATACGTCATTGTCTACCTTTACATTGTCATTTACGTCTTTATTTACATCGTTGTTTACTTTTACGTCATTGTTTAGGGACACATTGACATTTTCGTTTACGTTTTCTTCTATCTCCATAAATGTCCCTATTGGGTTTCTTTTTTGTCCTATTTTAGGTGCTGGCATCTTTCTATCAACTCCTTTACAAATGGTCTATATTGCCCTACTGCATGCTTAATTTCGGAATTATCGAAGAACCCTGCATAAGCTAATCGACCAGCAGCGGCTTGTCTTTTTATTACAGTATTAAAACAGAATGGTCCTAATTGTTCATCAGCCTTAACCATTTCTAAAAAATCATTATTATCTGTTCGTCTGCTGTCGATCATAGAGCAAAGTATCCCTAGCAATTTTATATTTTGATTAAGTGATTTTTCATCATCCTGTATTAATTGAATTGATTCTACGAAACTTAGCAATGCCGAATAGCAAAACTTACCTGTCTCAAATAAAGCTACTACACCGTCACTAGCGCACAGGCAAGACGTAAGTAGGAAGTTTAATGCTGGGGCAGTGTCTAAAATTACAAAATCGTAATCGTGAATCACCGGCTCTAGCATTTTCTTTACTGCGAGTTGAATTTTATCCTTATATCCTGGTCTCGGAAATACTCCCAATATTTCACTACCAATCAATAAATGGATATTGTCATTTAGGACGATTATATTTTTCTTTGTGGCTTGGCCTTCTGTATCTAAAGCTTCAAGTATCCCACCAATTCCTTTGCCCCTGTAATCTCTAATCGGAACTAGTGTAAATATTTCTGTCGAATTCCCTTGAGGGTCTAAGTCAGCGACCAAAACTTTATACCCTTCTTCTGCTAATAAAAAAGCGGTTACGGCTGCAGTTGTTGTTTTTCCTGCTCCACCTTTGGGGATCCCAAACGTTATTACCTTTGCCCTTGCCATGTTTACCTCTCCCTTTACGTATACGTATACGTATTTATAAACCGATACTTCTACGTTGATGATAAAATACCTTGCTAATAGGAATATGCCTGCACTAGGCTGTCTCATTGCAGGCTATTTTCTTTCTTCAGTACAATATCCCATACCGGCGATTTCATTGAGGCCCACCATTCATCATTTGATAGGATTAACTACAGTTAACTTTAATTTTAACTCTGCATTCTCAGATTTAGTTACAGATATCTCACGGCGTAATGTTTCTAATTCATCTGCTAATGTCCTTCGCTGATCTAGTGCTTTGCTTTCCATCTCTAGTAAAGCCTGGCGTTTATCGAGCTCCATGACCTGCCTCATGCCGTCCACCGTTTTGATATTATCCTGCCGCTCGGACTCCAATTTTCTTTCCATGTCGTTGATCACGCGAGTGGCCTTTTCGTTTTCGCTATCTAACAATTGTTTCATATCAGCTAACTCTTTATTAGCGGCACTTAAATTAGCTACACAAGTCTTAGCTTCTTCTCTGGCGGCTCTGGCTTCAGCATCTAAGTTTTCAGCTTTAAACTTCAATTCCTCTGATTGTGCGGTGATTTGTTGGTTAACTGCATCTAGTTTTTCAAACATACGACGTGCCTGAGTCTCCGCTTCCTCTACTTTAACCATTGCATTCGTTGCTTCAATAATTTGATTATCTGTTTCGTGGCGTAGTTGACGCATGTCCTCATTGATTATATTGATTTGCCCATTTAGTTCCAAAGATTCTTTTTTGGATAGTTCCTGGGCATCAACTAAGTCCGCCTTAGCTGATTTTAATTTATCAGTGAGATCTGCGGTAGTAATTTCAGCAACTTCATTTTCGTCGTGACGAGCCTTAGCCATTCCAATTATAATTTCATTAATTCTTGCTAAGTGATTTTCGACTAACTTCAGTTCTTTATCGTTAACCAGTGTCTCTCTACTTTGTGTACATTGAAAATTTTCTGCCATTCGTTGCAAAAATTCCGCTCCTGTTTTAGATCCGCTTTGCTCTTGGAGCTGCTGCAAGAGTTCTTTTAAGTTCTGCTCTACCTTTACGCCATATGTGATTTGCTCCGCCATCAATATCCACTCCTTATTTTAGGTTAACTTTGTATAGCTAATTTTGCTATGGTTAACCTTGGTTAACTAGTTAACTTTTAATTAACTGCAATTTATCGGTACACTTCTCGCCTGTGTCGAACTCTCAGGATATATGCAACGTTATCAATAACAACAACTTCAAGAACAATACGGTAATCGCCTACTCGGATCCTATACTGATTTTCGGTACCCGTCATCTTGCGGATATCGACATGATTACCCTCTGAAAAGTCCTCTAGCGCAGATATAACTCGCCGTTGGGTAGTTTTATCAAGGTGCTTTATATCACGCCGTGCTGATGGCTCAATGATGATTTCAATAGCATTCATATATCAAGTTCCTTCTTGAAGTCGCCTAAGGATATACCTTCACCCTTGGGTATGTTATTTCTGGCATCGTTAATAGTCTGTCGGTCATCGTCTGCAGTCGGCTCATCATCGATTGGTGCAGTAGCTAACATTCTCATTAATTTAGTTTTAGCATCTTCCTTTTCGCCGAAGGATGGGAATTCAGTCACCATCGCCTGAAGTACTTTTTCAGCCATATGGACAGCAGCATCAGGGAGTTGATCAATTAATTGGTAAAGGTTATTTCTTGCAGTTGCCATTATATTTCACTCCTTTCACCCGATTGAGTGCCGGTCATTTGCTGAACTGTTGATGATGCTGCTAAGAAATCATCAAGCTGCTCTTGTGTAATTCTATAATGAGTACCGAACCTATTAGCTATGAGCTTTCCAGTCCTGATGTATTTCCAAACCGTGGTTTTTTTAAGTCCTATCAGCTCAGCAATTTCTTCCGTAGTATAGGTTTTGTCCATTCTATTCCACATCCTTTTATAGATTAATCAAATTAATAGCTATAGCTTATTGTAATTTACCCTTATTAATCATAGTTTACTCTAATTTACTTTAGTTTATTCTCATTTATTTAATTTGTAAAGTTTTTTAAAAAAAAATATGGGCATTTTGCAAAATAGCAAGCAAAAAGAACCGGGAGAGACCCGGTCCCAATTAAAAATTACTACCAATTTTAATATTACGCTGACTGGCATACCCCAGTCTGTAGCAATGCCTGCATAATAAATATTTTTCAGATAAATATAAATGAGCTACGCGTAGATTACAACTTGAACAAATAAACCATACCCTATGGCCGCCCACCAAATTTTCTGTCCATCCAAGTTTTATTGAGTTTGAAACTAATTCACAATGGCCTTCTTCATCTAGAATTTGATAGGTAACCTCTAAAACCCCAGCTGCTACTTTAACAGCTGCAGGCCAGTATGTCCCTTTGCCTTCTAGCAAGTCCCATTCAAAAAAATTGCCGTCTGAAAGTCTATTTTGCTTTCGCCACTTATGAACATTTATTCTAACTTGATCCTCTACTAATGGTTTGGGTGTGTAACGGTTCCATCTACCTGATCCAGTTCCTCCCATGCTTCCATCTCCTTACGTCATGTCGCAAATTAATACGACCATTTCGCGAAATCATGCTGAATTGTACATATATCAATACTGATTTTCAAATTTTTCCAAAAAAAAATAGGCTATTATAGCCGGTTTAAAAATTAAATTTATTTTTGTTTGAAATACTGCTAGTTTTGTTAATAAACAAGGCTTAGAATTGCAAATATTTGCGTGATTTTGTAAGCAATTAACTATGATTTCGATAATAATTAAATATGGTATCTATAAGAAGACTAAAAGCTAGAATAAGCTATATAGAGATAATATCATGTCTTTTACATCGTGGTGCACATAATTAATTAATTAACGTTTATTATTGGCCATAATGAACGTTTTTGCCTATATTTGACGGTTTCTTATAAATACAATGATATTGGAAATATCGGGCATTGCAAAATCGTTTATTTGTATTATTTTCCTGCCCTGCCCGTTCTAGCCCTGGTAGAAAGTTATATAATTAATCCTTGCCGTATACCTTCCCGTATCGTCACCAGTGCCTCTCAGCACTCGCGCCTATATAAACCCCTCAGTCAACACTTACAACCGCCTTAAACGTGATATTGTGGCTCTAAAAGTGGCATAATATAGTCTTACGTCACACTATACTTGCGCATATTAAGTTATCCAGTATAATAACGTACGAGGTGATATTTTCATAAAACTGGCCTCCATGTTATGACTAAAATTAATACAATAAAGGGAAAGACACGGTGATATCCGTACCTTTCCCTTTTCTATATCTCATAACTAGAAATAAATTTACATTTTATTTTTAGAAATATATTCACCCGCACTATCTAACGTTGGAAAAGTAGACCCTTTTGCAAAACTTGTAATTATAGGGTAACACTTTACAATTGCCTCTTTACACGAAAGTATTTTATCTAAGCACGCTAATGGTTCCTTGTTATTTATTTCTTCAAAAACATGATACAAAGCAAATAATTTCTGATACCAAAATGTTGGCATGTATTCCGCTAATATAAACTTAGTTTCTTTCCATGTATCAATTTTTAATATTATTTTCCCCACAGGGAAACCTTCGCTACAAATTAGTAGTTCTATATAAACAAAAAAAAGCTCAATAGCAAGTGCCATGCATAAGTTGCGGTAACGCCTAGATGATTTCATTCGGTCCCATACAACAGTTAAGGTGAGGACAATCATTGATGTTCCAATACTTTGGAATACCAGTTTTGGTAATATATTTTGTTCTTCTAACCATGTAAGGAAAACTAATAACAGTAACAGTAACAATATAGCTTGAGTTAACTGGTAAAATCTGCTCGCAAAGAAATTACGCTTACCAATTATTATTAATTCCTTAAAAATATCATAGTATTTTCCCATTTAATATCTACGAGCTTCAGGAAGTCGTACGATAGGACACGTATCACGTTTCCAACTATCAGGATTTCCCTTGTATGACACGTTAACAAACTCTATCTCAATAGAATGAGTTCCGTTGATATGTGGGCAAAACCCAGTAACAGTCTTGGTTCTATTCACAGTAATCACCTCCCTTTATCGTCACTCTTCGACAAATGGAAAGAGAATCCTTGCAATATTTTAAAATTCTATCCATCAGTCTAGGTATTTTTATATAAAAAAATAGCCACCCTCCGGCAGCTACTTAAACCCAATAACATATATCAACCTACCCACGCCATATAGGACCATCCCTGCAGACATCACCAATAAGCATATACATATCTGGAATAGCATTATCAACATAAAATTCACACCTGCCTTTTGGTATATTATTACCAGTTTGGCAGGTGTTTAACTTATTAAGTATCTTACCAAAGTTTAACATGAAACCATTGGCCTTTACGCAATGATGCAATAAAGTCTCCGAGTACGTGGCTTACCGCACCTGCAAACACTGGCAGGAATAATCCATTCCCTAATATCAAGAATGGACTAGACAATAGTGCACAGCCTAGAATACTATGACTCATTCCTCGATGCCGTAAATACTTAGCAAGTGGGTTATATCGACCTAATGTAGAGCCAGCATGATCTATGTCTGGCAGTAATGCGCCGATCATTGACAGTACGGTGAATTCAAGCGAATGAAAATATAGGCCAACAAAAAAGCCTATTGCAATGTGAGTACGAAAATTGAAGAGAATCACCTGCTTTCAAAAAAAAAGAAACCATACATAATAGTATGGCTCAACTAGTTAAAATTATTATTTTATTTGCCTTTCTTTACTGTCTGATAGAGCACTTTCTCCCGCTCATATATATCCATCTCGACATCAGCGACTGGCTGACCATAAAAGTGGCTGCACTCATTACGCCTATAACTTCGATCTTTAACAAATTTAGGTGGTGGTGTCATCTTTGCCAAGAATGCAGGAACCTGCACGCCGGCATCAGGAACGATAACTTTATTAACTGCATAAAACCTATCAGGTGTCGCCAGTAAATCCTCTAGGCTAAACGGTGCTAGTTCTTCCTTTAAGTCTGTATATGTTTCTTTGCTGGTACCATAAATACTATATTGGCAACCGCAGTCTTTCATCGTTTTAGTCAATGCCCCAAAATCCCTAAAATCATGAGCCAAAAACACCATCTTCAGGCGCCACTTTCTAGCCTCTCGAATCATATCATTCCAAAGCATTTTAGCGCTCATAAATTGATGAGGTTCATCCATGATAAAGCATACTGGCCTACGCTCGCTTTCTTCCTGATCATACCGCGATAATATCGATAGCCATACCTTAGCAATCAAGAATGTAGTAATCCTATCTGTGGCAAGATCAAGCAGCTCTTCTTTTGGCACCCTAATCCCCACAAAATATGGACCGTTCTTGTCGCCATCAAGCCATTTTCTAAAATTAATTAACGGTTTGCCATCTTCACCAACCTTTTGCCGTTGCAGGATACAGTTACCCATATTTTCATTGCTCAGAAGAAGTGTCAGTCGATCCATGATTGGTTGTATAATTTGCCCCCTGGCACCTGGCTGCATATCGTGTAATCCATTGATAGTATCATATACTCTTGGATTTTTAATTTTCTCTAAACGTTTTTCTCGGTACACATCAGATGCCAATAATAAAATTACCTCTAATAGAGATGCTCTCGGATCTGTTAGCTCAGCCTTCCCTGCAGCAGACAAGTATCTTTGCATACGATCTGTTGTTTCGTATGTACTCAGCTGTGATATGAAATTGACTAACTGAGCAGATAACCGATTAGACGCCTTTCGAGCCGCGCTAGTATCGCCCTCCGCGCCAGTCAGCTTACTTGCAAGCTCAGACCATGTGAGCGGTAAAGGCCAATCTGTATTACCAAAGTCAAGATCGATAATATGGTCCTCTGGGAATCCTACGGGTATCCCATCACGAATTGTATTAATAAGCTTACCGTCAGCAACATCCACAGCAAAAGCCGAGAACCCACTCTTTAAAAAGCCCAGAGCTGTATTCGCTCCCTGTCCATTAGTTTTACCGCTACCCATTTTCCCTACTGCAATATGAGGTAAACACAAAACATTATGGTCCATTGTCTGTATTTTGGCAGTTTTTGTGATACCTCTGTCTGTTACATCACCCAGATTATAACCATCATTGTCAAAAATACAACTTGTTAAAGTCACGTCTTTTCGGTTTAGTTGTTCAATCTCAGGGTATTCCGTCAATAAGGCATCTGTCGGTAATTTAATTAACTGAGATAATTCAGCCATACTGAAAATATCGCTGTTGAGTTTGATTGTCGGGGCACTGCAGGCTGTTACTTTTTGCAATGCCTTTTTCTGATCACTAGGCTGATTAGCCACTAATTCATTGTCGCCATTTAAAGTTTGCAATGCTGTCACAATGCTCTTACCAATCATTTGTTGCCGAAAGCGGTCCTTGGATGAAGCAACTATACGTATAGTCACATCAAAACCTTTATGCTTAGGCTTGTTAAGTGTATGAGTGCTTAACCCACCATCTAGCATTATTGCTTTACCTTCACTATCCATGCGCAACATATTTGAGGTAGCTTTTGTTTGTTTGGCTGGGGTAATATCTAAAATTTCAGCTACACTTTCAAGTACAAACTCACATATACCGCCAGCAACCTCCGCGGCTACTCTGGTGACCGCCACGCCGTTTATTTCTGTGCGCCTATGCAATATGCCACGTTGGAAATCAGACTTAACCTGCATTGCCTCTGTTCGCCAGCCGTCATTAATAGGTAACATGCAAATTTGTAAGATTGCAGAATCGCCATCCTGAAAATCTCGAACGACTGGTACCAAGGCGCTCAATACAGATCCACGTTTACTAGCGTCTAAACTCATAAAGAAGTGGTTTTTATATGTAATATCCCACACTGTGCCCCCTGTCAATACTGGTCGTTCTGTTTCTGTAACTTCAGCACTAGGCCATGTTGCCGCTAACTTTTGCATAAAATGCCCCTGCCATCTTCGCGGAATTGATAAATTGAAGGAAATATTACCAGGTGAATAAACAACTTCCCAAACTGATTCTTCCTGCATGTAAATAATGCTGCCATCCACTTTTTCAAATCGGCGTAACGGTGGTTTATACAAATCCCATATAGCCCGCAACAGAGCTTCAGTATCCTCGTTTTTTACACCTCTATTGGGTTTTATCTTAAGCATTACCGTGTCGTGGTCTGTCTTGATGCTGGAAGGGATTCCCCCTGGTACTGTTGTTGTTGGTGATGTCGGGGTGCTATGCTCTTTCCGACATCCACTCCCAAGTCCGCTAAAAAGGGGATAAAATATGCTGCTATTATCAGTACAAATCCTTTCCAAAAAGTTTTCCGTCCGGTTTGGTCGTCCAGCCCCCACTTGATTAGGCCGTAGAACATCGCGCAAATTCCCACTGGATATGTCAGTGCTTGGAATAATGATACTATTGGGCTCAGCGCTGTACGCAACTGATCGTCTATCGCCAGATCCGCTGCCGACGCCGTATTTGATATTAATAACAGGCTTATTGTTAATACCCATTTCAAATTACCCGCCTCCTTAATCATTAACAAATATCACTAATCCATATAAAACAGATAATACACTTGAGTAATAAAACACCAAGCTGAGGGTATCTAATATTGCTGAAACGGTTTTAATGATACTGCAAAGCTCAGCTAAATTTGAAAATAAGTTTGCAAATAACATTAGTACTGTACCAATCAAAAATGATAAAAGTATAGTTTTCAACGTCTACGCCTCCCTGTAGGCAAAATAAAAACGACCCATCTGAGCCGCGTTTTGCATATTCACTGTATCGCATTCACGATACAGTGTATGTTGGACGGCCTAGTAAATATTCCAGTTTAATGAATAAAATTATAAGATGTGGGGAAAATATTATTATAAAAATTATTAGGTTTGAGGTGATGATTATGGTTTACCTATTACCATGGGTTTGGATAGCTGGTGGAGCTGCACTGATTGCGATTTCTAAATATAATGGGTGGAGTTAAGAGAACTGGCTGATTTATTTGGCCAGTTTTTATTTTTACAAAAATCCACTACTATCAATATCAAATTTATCCATATCAGCAGCCGCAACTATCACCGGATCCACCACTCGCCCATCTAATCGCCTACTCAATAAAACTTCAATATACTCTGCAAGCTCGGGATCAATCCCAGCTTGCTTTTTCATTTCCTTTCGTGCCTTGTCTCTTACCCATGCTGAAAAGTTAGGGATTGCGCTAATAAACTCCCAAATATCAGGATCGTTAATACATACTAATTTCTTGTTGGCCATTTCATCATCCCCAGCTTGTAATAACCTGCAGCGTTACTCCAAATCGGATCAGCAGACATTCTAGCTGTCGGATAATATTGTCGTAGCCATCGCTCCATCAGCAGGGCACCGCCACCGCATAATAAAACTGTTTCAGTCCGAATGTTTAGCCATCGGCGGGACAGGTCTGCATATATCCTTCTGGCTAATTGCTCTGCTGTTATGTCGTTGGGACTATCTGACACGTTACTGAGTTCCAAGCATCCGTAATTTAATGTTAGGCTATCAACATCTCTAAACCTATTTTGTTGGACACATACAGCATTTACCGTTCTGCTACCTAAGTCGATTATAAAACAACGTCCATATAGTGACTCTGACCAATATGCGCCCCCACCTTCAATGCCAACTGCTATATCATCTTCGCCGAGTACTATAGTGGACCGTTTGCCGTTGACCTCGACATCATGTCGACCTGATAACAGTTTGATGTACTGTTGTTTGATGACTGTCGTGTGTTGTTCCACCGGCAGGCCCGTTACCAATCTAATCCGCTCTCCTGGTATGGCCACTAATGCTAATGCTGTCAATGTTAGTATTTTAGTTTCCTCATGCAATTTTGACTGACTAACCATTTCCCTGCAGAATCTTGACTCCTGCCGAGCTAACTCACCAACAAAAAACCGTTCGCCATTAATAGTGACATCATAGTCACCACCGTCTGAGATTCGCCTGTCTCGCCACTCACCGACCACCGAGGGCATTATTAATCGTTTGCCGTTTGTGATCGTCTTGCCTGTGTTACGACCACAATCATTGGCTATTAATTGGGTACCCATGCTATCAGCTCCCTATATATATTTTTGTATGTCTGTTTGGATATATTAAAAGATATGTCGAGGTTATATAAAAATGCATGTCCATAATAATTTATATTACTAACATTTTTTTAATATCTCTTGATGGGCATAAAAAAAAGACCCATCATTCAGGGTCTTGTATCTCGTTTATTAAATCTTCAAGATGAAGGTCTAATTTGATCTTTTTTAAATTATTAAAGGCTACCCAATAACTATTTATATCAGGCTCAACATCATGGTTTTCCCATCTGCAGTATTGATTATAATTTTTAAAACCACATATTTTAGCAAACTCTTTCTTGCTATTAATTTTTAGTTCATGTCGAATATCGTTGAATTTGTTTTTTAGCATAATTCCACCTACAACATCTTTTCTTGCCATATAAGTATTATACGGTATAGCTAGTTTATAAATAAATTAGAGCCTAGTTATAACTTGAAAAACATCAGTTATCAGTTGTCCACGTAAGTTTATTCTTTTTGCAATCACAGATAATCCATATATCTTTTTTATCTGTATTCCCTAAAGGACCTTCCCCCACATAGCCACCTTTACCATTACATTTTTTGCATTGCTCATCTAATGATGATTGACCCTCAAATAACGTTGGCATCACTTCAGCAACTTGTGCCTTACTAACATATGTAAGCTCTACACGATTTTTCTTTTCAGTATCATTTTCTATAAAATGCCATAATGTTTTGCCCAGCTGATCTAGTGGTTTTCCAGCTTTCTTTACATTTTTATCAAAGTAGCACAGATTTCGGCGGATAGTATTCCATGATTTTTCTATGATAGTTTTTTCGGCAAGAGATATTGGGAAACCGCGTGCAATCAACTCACCGGATAGGTTTTCCTTATCTGCATACGTTTCTATGGTTTGGCCTTCCTTTTCTTCTATGTGAAACGCGAGTGCAATTGTTTTTTCACGACCACGGACTGCTCGTAAACGTTCTTCTTTTATTTCTTCGACTTGAGGAATAGTAATATATGATTTTACGTTGATTTCTTGTATTGTTTTTTCTAGAATTGTTTGATTAAAATTGCTAATTCGAAACAATGATTTATTACCTTTTTTCATCTTAGGAGATATAATAGTGGCCATTAACTCAGTGATTGGAATAATAATAGGTGATATTTTATCAGATGCTATATACCTTGAAACAATTAAGGCTAATACTCTCATTGTGTATTGAGAAGAAAAACCATAGGTCATCGTAAGTTTATAAATAGGTGATTCACTTGTGGCAATGATTGCAGGCAAAATCTCATCGTTAAAACGTCCAATAATCATGTCGCTCTTAGGATCAAATCTAATAAGACGGAAAATTGGTACCGCTTCAAAGGCTACTAATTCGTCCTTGGATTTATTTTTAGCTGCTGTCATATCTATTTTACACAAAGACTCGCCAGGCAATTTCATGCAAGATGTTGCTACTTGTTTCCTCACACTGTCTAATCTACGTCCCATGATTCGTGCCATATTTCGTATATCAATGCAGATTTCTTCGTTTGGCCTTGTCCTATCAAAATTTGCGAGAAGGCTATGCACTACCCATTGATCAGAAAGTCCAATATCCATGCAGTTATTGGCTAGCTCGGTAGTATAAGGGATTCGTGAATTTTCTTGTACTAAAGTGATACCTCTTGTCATGGATATTCCTCCTTTGCAAGCATTTTACACATATTCTAAATAATTTTGTCAATTCCTGCTAGTTTTTAATATTCCTCCATAATTACTTGCCGAAATAAATCGTTATTATTTGGTGGTATTTTAGGCCTATATTTATTAAATCTTCGTATAAGATATATATAAGGGGGCAAAAAACGCTGTGGATAACTCTGTGAAGCCTTATGGCGTATGGGTTATATCGGCAAGTCGTAGAGCATGCCTTAATTACACTACATCTTGCCTAAATATTATCTTCGATTAAGGCAAGTAATTATGGTATTAAGGCAAGGTCTAGAGCATGCCTTAATATATAAGGCGCTTTGAGAAGCAAATATGTAGGAAAAATCTAAAAGGCAAGTAATTGTGGAAGTTATAGTTAGTATAAATGGCGCCTTAGTCAGATGTAAGGAAGTTATTTAATTAAGGCAATAAATTATGGGGAACTTTTAAAAAGTCCATAAATTTCATAACTTTATCTCCTTTTTACCATTTTCCTCACGCTTTCGCAAAGGGTAATAAATTCCTGTGTATAAAATAAAAATATCATCTTACACCCTACATACTACTTATTTTGACCGCTATCCCCCCTGGCTTGACCGCTGTGGGGTTTAATTTGTTTGGTTATAGGTTTGTACTCAGTCTATTAATTTACAACAGGCGAAGAATGTATGATATCTTAATATTTTAATGATTCGTTGGAGCGCTATTGAACAAACCTCTAAGGACTGATGAATGGGAAGATAGCCCATTCATTGCTCGTCTGTTACTGCCACATTTAGTCCTTACGCTGTTTTCTTTTCAATGGTGACATACTTAGGTTTCCTATCTTTAACACCTTATTCTCGTTATGTCGCTACTAAAGCAAACAAAAACTGAGGGCGTAAGTAATGCTATCTAGAGAAAAAGTAATGAAAAGACCTTTATATTCTATTTATTTGCGTTAAAACCCTCAAAAATACGTAATAAGAGGGTGTTATCGACTTGATAATGTTTTCATAATCGGTTATTATTATAACGTAAAGAGAATACTATTTAACGAAAGAACTTTCTGAAGATGGAACAGGCGGCCATCACTACGTCGCAAGACGGTGGGAGATGCAGGAATTGCCACCCTGCCTAAAGTTTTTTCGGCTTAGGTCACGGTTTTATACCGTGGCCTTATTTATGTTAGTTTATATTTTTCAAACAAACCTGCTTTTTCAAATTTTTCTTCCTGATCACCGACACGATAAACACTACGTGCAAAGTACTTGCCGCCACCGCTCGGACGTATAGGGACAGTAACCTTTACGTCTAAATTCTTTATATACTGCAAGGACCCTTTATCATTTGGGTTTGGAATAACATAGTTTGGGTTTGCAAGTATATTTTCTATTTCACAGAAATACTTAGCAAAGTCTTCTGGGTGGCTTGCTTTCATATGGTCAATATTAGTATCTCCGATAAGAATTGGTGCTCCTGGGGCAATCGTCAATCCTAATAAGGTAATAACATTTTGTTTCATCTGGCCTACTTGTTTCATTTTTCTCACCGCCTTTAATTCGCATATATTTATTATGAAAGTTGGTTCGTGATAGTTTACATTTTACACTACTTATAGGAACGTTCCAACGACCGAAAACACTCATATTTGATGATTATGGTATATCCTGTTCTACTCCTTTTGTGGACACTGTCTTGCATAGTTATATGATTTGGTCATGGAATAAAGTCTCATTTCTGCCGTTTTTCGTACTAATACAAGAATTTAATCGATGTTTGGTTTATTGTGCATCAACTGGGTTCGGAGGTTGTACAAAATTAACAGGTTGAAGGCCCCTAATATGCTCAATTGGAGCATTACATAGCTGTGATATAGCAATTTTTTGATTCTTAGGGATAAGCAATTTATCTTCTTCACCAATAGCAATGCCTATTATTTCAACGTCTGTAAATTGAATATTGCTAGTAAAACTGCGAACACTGCTTATACGTGGCGTATCAATAATATACTCGGGGTTGCTATAATGATCGAGGTAGACAAAAGCGTTAAAATGGTCTGGTCCTTTAGGGTAAGTTTTTTTCGTTGTTACGACTATCCCCTGAACACACCCTGTGCCTTGTTTTTCATTCCACTGAAAGAGATGAAATGCACGGTATATAGATCCTACTACCCTTTCCTTGAGCCTTGCATCTAAGATGGCTTTTTCGAAGATACTACCCAAACTTCTTTCAATAGTTGGTTTGACTGGGTAAATGTTAAGTGAGTATGGCAGCAAGTAGGTGGTGCTGGATGAGTTACTTCTCTCACGCACAACTAGTCCGACGTCTTCTAATTCCTGAATGTAGTTATCAATGGATCTTGATGATACATCCATGTATTCTGCCATACTTTTGATTGAGTACCAGGATTCTCCACTGCGCTGTGCCACTAACCCAAGAAAGATATATAATTTGCAGGCTCCCCCGCTTAACTTCTTCAAATGATGATCAACGAACTCTTTAAATATTGGGAAAAATATAGTATTAGAACTCTGATTAAGGCTCTTCCATTGACTCCAGTTCTTTTTTAAGAGCTTATTGCGTTCAAACTCTAGTTCATTTTCATCAAATATGTTAATAGTCACTTCAACCACACCTTTCTACACTTCCATTATTGACAGTATAACCTGTACAGATTTACGCGTCAAAAGCAGTATTTTTCGTAAAATATATAATGGTAACGAAAAATACTGCGTAGTATATTGAAACAGAATACGTATAAAGCATAGAATACATAGGATATTATAGATAACACATAGTCAATGATTCATATGAAAAACTGGGCGCGAAAAATAACAGCAACTTTTAAAAAAATAAAAATTTTTACCACCCTACCCTAAATAGCGAAAGGGCTACGATTATTTCTCGTAGCCCTTTGATTTATTTCCCTGAGTTTCGTAATCCACATTTAATAAAAAATGGCGCCTTTATCAGACACCATTATATTAGTACATTACCCTTTTTAAGATAGAGCATTAAGTTTCGCGAAACGTATCATTTCTCCCCAGTCCTTAAGACGCATAACTGAAAAATCTTCTACGCCCGGCATGTTCAAAAAAGAATCATCTTCTGCTTTGAGCAGATTGGGGTATTTAAGACAAAGCCACGCTATAAAAGTAGAAAACTCAATTGAGAAAACATAATCTTCCCCCTCAACAACTTTTAGGCAGCGGATAGCCTCAAAGATACTAAAATTATTTAGATCCGTTTCAAATTCAATTGAGATTTTTCCCTCCTTTAAGTCTCTATCAGCATGCTTGAAAAAATTCTTTGCTTCATTGATCTTTGAATTCCATATCTTGCGAGAATCGTCATTAATGTAAATTGTATTGTAGTGATGTATCAGATTGTTGTCCCAAACTTCACCGATATCAGTGATATGATCATTCAATATTTGGAGAGAAGCACCAACTAGCGTGTGTATTGAAACAGGGTCTCTTTCTTCAAAAAATAAATTAATGGCTTCTATTAATTGGGTACGAGCAGCGCTGATTTTGGTTACATTAATTTTCATATTAATCACCCCTCGTTTTTTGTAATAATTCGTTAAGATATGCTCTGCACCTCTTTATAAATAAAAAAGCACCGCCTACCAATTAAGGTAGACGGTAGAACTCACATTATAAACAGCTCTCAGTCAACACTATGCACCTGGGACAATTAGCTCTGCGCTTGATATAACCTTGTTCTTCCAGCTTAATTAAATGACTATGCACAGTTGAGCTACTTCTAAGGCCCACGCCTACACAGATCTCGCGGACAGTCGGGGAGTACTGGTGAGGATAATCACGGATGAAGTCGAGGATGGCCTGCTGCCTTGGATGTATACTATAGTCTTTTGGAATTACCTCTACCTCTTTTTTCTGCTTATCAGCCTTAATCCTCTTCTTTTTAGCAGGAGTAGGAATGGCTTTATCACTCAATACCGCGTGTAGACTACTTGTATTGATGATATCGCTTTCAGGCTGTTCACTTATACAGTTTTTTTCAATTAAGTCCACTTTATATAAACCATTTATCGCTTCATCTAATCTCCGGCTAATTACTAAAACATCTGGATGTGATACTCCTTTGTTAAAGGCCGTTATATGCATCATTTGCCGTAGGCACTCTACCCTAGATGCTGAATATTGCATGACAAACACCTTCCTATTTTCTCTCTACGAACCATTTACCTTCATCATCAAACAAATAGACTTCCTTGTTACATATCCGGCAAGTGTATCGCGTGCCCAGTCCTCCGCCTTTAAGTGAAGGTGCTTGGCGAACATCAAGGACCCGGTCAATTTCAAATACCCGTCCATCTTCCCATTTAATAGTTAGTGGACGAATATTGCCATTAATATCATGCTTAGCTGTGATTTCCACAAAAACTTTACTCATAATACACCTACTTGAAATATGATACTGGATGTATCACGTGATCTTCTTTAGGGTTAAATCCTGTTAATTTTCGATCAAGCAACATAGAGCAACGCTGGATACTATAATGTCCAAAGCGTTCATGTAGATTATCTATGGTGGTCGCCAAGATTTCTGCATTTAAAATATTATTATCAAACAAATCAATTTGAATATGTCCATCAGCCGTCACCAGGTCGCTCCCTCGAACACCGAGACTACGAATAGGATTATCCCATCGATAGTTCTCAATAAAAAGTTCCATCGCCTTTCCTGCAATGTCATCAGATAAAAATGTTGGGCTTGCGACCTTACCCTGTCTCTCAAATGATAAAAGATCATTACCTCTTACGCTGATAGATACAGTCTTGCATTTAAGGCTGTGTTTCCGCAGTCTGGCTGCCACACTCTCTGCCAACACATACATAATTAGTTTGACGTCCTCATTATTTACCAAATCTCTAGGGGTAGTTGTACTATTTCCAATTGATTTAACAATATTCTCTTCGCCCGCTTGCCTTACCGGAGCTGAGTCAAGTCCATTGGCAAAATGCCATAACGTTTCTCCCCAGATCCCTAGTAGCAGCCTCAGATCATTGATGTCTCGTTTAGCAAGATCACCAATAGTATATATGGCACGTTTTTCAAGTTTACGCCTAGTAGAAATTCCAACATAAAGGAGCTCACCTACTGGCAACGGCCATACTTTCTCGTGAAAATTTCCTTCTGTAATAACCGTTGTAGCGTCTGGTTTTTGCATATCGCTACCAAGCTTAGCAAAAATTTTATTAAAGGAAACGCCAACGGATCCCGTAAGCCCAAGCTCTGCCCGCAGTCTCCTCCTAATAGTAGCTGCAAGCTCTAATCCGTTTCCAAAGATATCTTCCGTTCCAGTCACATCAAGCCAAGCCTCATCGATGCCGAATGGCTCAATTTGGCTAGTATAATCAGCATATATGGCCCGAGCTAATCTAGAAAATCTCATATATTTCTTAAAATCTGCCCGGACCATTACTAGTCCTGGGCATTTTTGTTTTGCTTGCCAAATGGCTTCACCAGTTTTAACACCAAGAGCCTTTGCAGGATAGTTATCGCGATAGGTGAACCAACACTTTTACCCCAAAGAGCAGTCAGGCTGGTCTTTCCCCCGCTTCACACCGTGCATGCCACTTTCACGGCACACGGCGTTCCATCTATAAAGCTGTTTTGTTATTTGTAACCAGTTGTTCCCTATAATTTTGTATTTTCCTACGTGTTTTTGCATCAATATCAGTTATATCAGCAGAGAAGTCATGGACTAAATGGAAGCAAAATTGATGCATTGATGCAAGATTACTAACCTTGTTCACTTTATTTAATGGTAGGTAAGGATTAATTTGATGCGTATATAGCGTACCGTTATATAACCACCGACCACATACCCGACATTTAAATCTATCTCTGTTGAGAGCATATGCGCGATTCATGACAAATTCAAAATTGAGTGTGCTTGTTGCTAATCGCTTAGAAGCCATTTCGGAAAGTTTTTCCGATACAGATTCATCGAGTCGCGCTTTTTGCCGTGATTTCTTGGTTCTTTTTAAGTGCTTAACTCTACCTACATCCGTATAAGGTGTTTCGTCTTGAATTTTTGCAAAGGGTTTATTCCACCTACAAAAGCCCAGGCTAGTGAAGCCAATGTAAATGTCTCTATATTTGATAGCCGGTATTTTAGTAGTGTACTGGTTATGTACATGCATCAGATTTCGGGTTTTATTAGCTTTAATCCATGTCCCGTTGTACTGCTTTAGTCGCTTTTTCCCAACCCTTTGTAATCTATGTGCATGTTTGATTACTACGTTTGAAATTCGAGTGCAATTTTCGTAGTAATTTATCAATCCACGAATTTGGCTATTAATTAGATTTATCTTTTGGATTGCCTGTTCTCTACTGGCATCTAATGGAATTCCCTTTATCTCTTTTGCTATAGTGTCCACTTTACTATTTAGCCTTTTCCTATCAGGGCGAGTTCGTGTAATATATCCTGTTCTGCTTTTCCCTCGGACAACTTTGTATTCATAACCAAGGAAATGGATATAGTTTTTGCGAACATCTGTTATTGCTGTCTTTTCTAAAGATAATGTTAACCGCATGTCTTTTTGTAGAAACTCCTGAACATTTTGTTTCCATATCTCCGCATGCTGACGACTATCAGTAAGGATAACAAAATCGTCCGAATATCTAACTAGGTATCCAGGAATCAAATTGCTTCTTTCGCGCATGGCGATGATTTTAATGTCATGCCGTGTATAGGCAGTTCTAGTTTTCTTCCGTTCCCATTGAGAGCTTATCCACTCATCCATAATATCCATGTATACATTGGCTAACAGAGGTGAGAGTATGCCGCCCTGGGGCGTTCCATACTCATTGACATCACATTCCCCAGCTATGCCAGCTTTCAGCATGGTTTTTATGATTTGTATGACTCGCCTATCTTTAATGCCAATATGATATAGGCGTTTAAGTAGAATGCTGTGGCTTATCTTGTCGAAGCACTTGCTGATATCCCCTTCAACAATCCAATAGTATCCAGTAAGATGAACTAGGTTGCTTATTCGGTATAAAGCCATGTGGGTATCCCTCATTGGTCGGAATCCGTATGAATGCTCGAAAAATTGGGCTTCCATAATTGGTTCTAATACTATTCTCATGCATTCTTGTACGATTCTATCCCGAATAGAGGGTATTCCCAATGGGCGCTTTTCGACTTTTCCTGGCTTGTCAATATACACTCGGCGTATCTTTTTAGACTTGTAATTGATAAATGCTTGCTGTATATCTTGTATAACCCACTCATAGGGCTTGCTAAGATAATACTTCATATTGCGTTTATCGGTGCCTGGTGTATAACTTCCTTTGTTAGCTTTAATGTTGTGTATTGCGGTTACAATTGTTGCTTCAGCAGACATTATTTCGATTAATCCCCTAAAGGATGGCCTTTGCCCACCGTCAAATGCTGATTTTGCTGATTGATATAATTCATCGCAGGTTTTTCGTAAGTCTGTATCAGTTTTGGGGTAGTCGAATTGTTGTGCCATATGCACCGCCCCCTTTCTGGTTTGGTGTTTATGGTTTTAGTCAGGTTTGCCTACGGCTTCCTCGACAGACTGGTTACATATTTACTTTATAGACTATGCCCCTTCGCTCCATAGGCATTACCCTACTTCTTCACTACTACGGGCTGCTGCCCCACAAATTCTACAGGTCATTTCCTCCCTGTTCGGATAGGAGTATTACCCTCTTTACCTCGTATTGAGGCATCCGTTTGTGGTTCCTTTGTTCCCTGTATTCTAGCTTTTCATAACAGTTTTAGCCCACCCCTATAGCCCGACTGCCATCTTTATCTAATGTGATTTGTGATAAAGACATTTGACCTTAACGGTTTTCTGTTGAGCATTACGCAAAAATTTAATACTCAACGACAGTACCCTCACCAGGAGAGAAAGCGCTTCATTTCGCCGCTCCGTGCTTTACGAGCCGTACATTCGGAGTTTCGTCAGTTCCTTTCCACGGAACATTCTAGGCATGACTATTTTATAGCCCCCAGCAGGCGTAAATCATCTCAGATTCCGTTTCCGCCCTTCACCGAGCTTCATACGTTAAGTCTAATACTACTTAACGCATGTCGGAACATTAGGGATTTTGTTACCCATCACATCGGGTCAGATGGTATCTTCCACCATCAATTCAAATACAGAGTTCAGATGCAAATTCGCATCTGCCTAGTTTTATTGCATATTTCTATGCAGATTGTCTAGGAACAAAGCGCACTTTTGCAAGTACAATGC